GCGACGGCCGCGCTTGGTGATGTCCCGAGTTTCGTCAACGCACGAGGAATCGGCGTTGATGGTCTCGGCCGGCACCAGAATGATGTTTGTCTTTGCGATCCCGCCGACCCCGGAGGCGATGTCGATGCCGCTGATGCTGGTCTCCAGCACAACCGCATTGGCGGATGTCACCGACTCCACAACGTAGTCGCCGGTCGTGGCGCCGATCGTGATGGTGACCGTTTGCCCGGTGCTGGCATCGGTAAACTTGCCGGTCTGGGCAAGCGTCCGCGACGAAGCCGTCCAGCTCGCGTTATCGAAGTCGAACAGGATCGGCGACAGCTCAACGCCCCGCCGCTTGTTGTAGTGCCAGCCGAGAGATTGCGTGTCCAGCTCTTCGCGGTCAAGATTGCGTTCGGCTTCCGCCGCGTCCCCGCCGCCGCCCGGGTCCAGCGCGGGCACGGGTCTGATGCCGACTCGTGACAGAATCTGGTTGACCGCATCCAGCTTGGTCACGCGTCCTCCAAACCCGCCTGCCACGCAAACGTGAAGTCGGCGCCGACGCTGGTTGCGACGCCGGCTGAGTTGTACGTGGTCAGCGTGAATTGCGTCTGGGTGACTGACGAGATGGCCCACGAGGCCGCCGTCTTGAGCGGGGAGGTTGGGGTGATCTTGAGGTGCTTGGCGATGTAGGTGAGCCACTGCCCTGCGGTTGCGTCCGACGCGAGCCCGTGCGAGATCGTGACTGAGCTATTGCCCGAAAGAACCGTGCCAACTCCGCTGCCGTGGTCCTTGACATACCGGCCAATATTGCCGCTGATTTTGACGTTGCCCGGGTTCGACCATGTGCCAAGGCCGCTTCCGAGCGGGTAAACGTTGTCTGTGATGGTTCCGGGCGCTGCCTGTCCAATCAGGGTTGTCAGGAATCCGCCCACGAACGAGCACAGGGGGTGCGTCATTTGGCCCAGGTCGTTGTTCCGGATCGTGATGGCGTCGATGGGGTCGGTAGCCGGGAAGAGGAAGTAGTTCCAGCCCGGGCCGGCGGTCCCCAGCGTGAAATCAATCGGAACCACATTGCCCTCAACGATGCCGCCGCGGCACTGGTGGTTCGCAGATCCCTTGTAGAGCAGAATCATAATGGGCGAGCCGGTGCCAGTTCCGAACCACGTCACGTTGTTGATCTGGTAGTTGTCGCATCCAGTTAGGACAATGCCGTGCCCGGTGTTGCTGTTCAATTTCGTAATCGTCCCGCCCTCAACCACGAGATGGTTGCAGTAGCGGGCGACGATCACATTGCCCGCGCTTCCGCCGGTTGACATCTGTCGCAGGTCACAGTCGCGGAGTGTTACCGACGTGTTGGGAGTCGCGTAGTCCTCGGTGATGACTTGCACAACGTTGCCGGCGGTGCCGGCACACTCAATCGTGCATCGCTCGGCCACGGCGCTCACGATGTGGGGGAACGCCGGCGACGACGCAGGACCCAGCAGGAACAGGCCGTTGCTGATGTTGCTGGCGGCCATTTGTACGTCCCGGAACACGGCTCGCGTGTACGGCCTGTTGTCCGATCCGTTGGCGTCGCCGAACGCCGTGCAACAACTGCCGCCGACTGCTGTCGAGTTGGTGTATCGACCACCAATCGTGCGAATGTCGAATCCGCCGTGCACATAGTGCGTGTGCGATCCGTACGCCTGCACAACAGTCTTGCCGCTTCCGTATTGATAGCCGGCAACGCCGCTGAAGTTGGCGGCCGGACCGCCGGTGGTGGTGATGGTGTTGGAGTCGGGGCATCCGGTCACGGTCAGCACCTGACGCGTAAAGCCGGCCATGATCTGGATCTTGTCGCCGGCCACAAACGGATTGCCGCCGACCGGCACGGTTGTGCGATAGTCGGAGAACGCACCGGGCTTGGTGATGGTCCCAACGCCAGCCGCGTAGGTATAGGTGGCGCCCGTGAAGTAGGCGTAACCCGCGGCTCGGCCCGACCAGTTGTTCCATCCGGTGCAGTTGATGAAGGTTACGCGACCGGCGCCATACTCGGTCTGATCCGACGAACGGATGCCGGGGCCAAAGTCACACTCAATGAACGTGATGTCGGTGGCTTCATAGCCACGGATCGCCACCGAGTCGTAGGCCGCAACGCGGAAGTTGCAACGCGACACGACCGTGCCGGCGCAACGCATGAGACCGAGGTTGGACGATCGGCGGAGAATTCCGTCGCGAAGCGACAGATCGATCTCCGGCGCCGCCTCAATGATCTCGACGTTCTCCAGCACCATGTTGGTAGTGCCCATGCCCGAGAGGGTGTCGAAGCTGTAGTCTGGGTTGACCAGCGGGTTCATGTTGTTGAACGTCCCGCCACCGCCGTTGATCGTCATGTCCGAGATGCGAATGCCGCTGTATCCGCTTGCCGGCTGATCGGTCAGGGCCACCGGGTCTTGCACGCAGATACCGCATTGGAGATTGCCCACGTCCGGCAGCACGTCGCCCGGGGTGTAGCCCGACATGTCAAAGCCAGGCGGCGAAGCGGATGCCCCATTGTGCTTCCAGGTGAGGACTGTCCGACCCTTGCCCATTCCCCTCCACCACACATTGGGATAGAGCGGGAGGTCGCTAAACACATAGTTTCCGGACGGGAAGAGGCAAATGCCGTCAACCGCGGCGGCGGCGGCAAGGGCGGCTTTGATCGCCGCCGTGTCATTGGTCACGCCATTGCCCACAGCGCCGTATGAGGTCACGCTGAAACTAAGCCGATCGGTCGCGCCCCAAAGGACAGCCGAAAGACCAACACTTGTGAAGGCGGAACTCATTGACGGGTCCTTTGCGTTAGCGGGTCCAGGCCCAAAGGGTTGCGAGTGCCTCTCCGGACGACCCAGCGTCGATCGCGGTATCCACAGCGAACCGAACTCGAAGCGCGCCACCGCGAAGGAAGCACCGCGATCCAAGTCCGGGTGCCGTAAAGCGGCTAGTTCCCGTTGAGTCTTTGGGATCGCTCGCCACAACAGCGGCCAACGTGACGCCAGCTGCGCCGGATGGAGTTTCCAGCCGTGTCCAAATGCCGCTGTCAGCGTGATAACCAAAGGCGACAATCACAGCATCGGTGGTCGGAGATGACATGGCGGCTGGATAGAGCGCCCCTAGAGCAATCACTTCCCCCTCACTGCCATCGAAAGTCATGTCGTGCATGACACTTCGGGCCAATGAGCCTGGAGCATCGAGTCCGGTGTCGGAAACCGACAAACAGCCGGCGTCGCCGACCTTAACGGGGGTTGAGCTGATGCCTGTCGAGTACACTCGCGTGCTGTTCGTACCGATCGCATTAGCCCTGATGTCTGCGCCAAGTGCCATTACTTGTTCTCCGCCTTGCCGCGTAAGTACGAAACGTCCCGAGCAACTTGGTTCAGGGTTTCGTCCTGACGGTCGATCTTGATGTCCTGCTTGTCGGCACGCTCTTCGAGCTTGACGACCCGGTACTTCACCAGCTCCCACGCGGCGGCCATACTCAGCGAGCCGCACGGAATGGCGATGATGATGGAGACAATCACCGCAGGAATGGCCTCGCGGACCAGTCGCTTGGTCGTGGGTGTCACGATGTCTCCCTCTGGTTGTGGACTTGAAAAAGACACGGGCGGCCTCTCGACCGCCCGTGAATCAGGTTGTGATGACTTGGGGCTGCTTGCCCTGGGCCTTGTCGATCGCACGCTTCGCGGTCCTGGTCTGCGTCTGGCGCAGCATGACCTCGTGCGTCTTGATCGCGTCCGCGACTTGCGGGCTCTTCTGAGCCAGCTTCACGGTGGACTGAGCGAGCGAGCTAAGGCCGTCGCCGAGTTGCTTGTTGCGGAGCACCGCGGCGACGACGCCGGTGCCCAGCACCAAGGGACTTCGGAACGGCTCGGGGATGAACGGCATGACAATGCCGAGCGCCTGATCGAGCGGGTTCTGGTACGCCGCGATCGTCTTGTCCAGGTCGGCAATGGCCTTGTTGTTGGCCGCGAGCTGAACGTCGGCCTCGGAGATGAACGACTGGAGCTGGGCGCGCTCCTCGGCAGTCAGGCCCGTGTCATTCACCGAGCCGGCCGCCTTGTCTCGCTTCTCTTTCAGGCCCGTGGTCTTCTGCGAGATGTCGTCGCGGGCGAGCTGCAAGTCCTCCTTGTTCACGCAGCCGGGGACGCAGAACAAGCCCATGATGGACACGCACAACAGAACGGCGCATAGCAACGGTCGAATCGGACTTCGCATGGAAACCTCCTGGAGTCAAAAAGGAAAAACCCCGCACTCGTCTCCGAGAGCGGGGTCGCTAGTTGGTCAGGGGACGGCTTAGTAGTCGCCGTCGATGCGCCACGTGATGGTGAGCGTGCCCGTCAGGGTTACCGTAGCACCGGACGACGGATCACCGGTCGTGACACCGTTGATGTAGATGTCCTTGGCGGTCGCGGTGCCGTCCAGCCGGGTGTCGTTGCCGGCGGCTCGATAGGCGTTGGCGACAGTTGCGGACGCGGTGGAGGCCGCACAGATGTCGGCTTCGCCGGCATCGGCAAGATCGGCGTCCGCGTTGAGAGCGGCCGAGCCGGTCGAGACTTGAGCGGTGGTGCCAGCCGACAGCACGATGTCGATGTCTTGGACAGCTCCCATGACCGAGATAAGCCCGGCAGGGAAAGTTCCGATCTTCTGCGAGAACGTGCCCGTAGCGCCGATGTCGGTGATCGCCAGCACGAGGCCAGAGAATTGGAAAACCGTCTGCCGGATCGCGCCGATGCCGGTGTCCTCCAGAATGGACAGATTGGTCAAGCTGGTCACCGTGATGGTCTGGTCCATCGCGTTGTTCTTGGGACGCGAACGTGCAATGCTCGGAGCCTGAGTGGTCATTGGATGATCCTCGATTGGTGTCGGAAACCGACACGAAAGTCAAAAGAAGCACCGTCGCAGGCTGTTCAAAAGCCTGCGACGGTGCAAAGTTGGGCGGACGCTGGGATTAGGCGGTGGCAATGTCCAGGACGGCCGCACGCCACGGGTGCATGATGTCAGCACCCATGTGGATGCTGGCCTTCATGAACACGGTGCCGCGACGAATGTCCTTCTGCATCTCGGGGATGATGCCGGTGGCGACAACGGACCCGAGGGCCGCGCTGGCGTCCGAACCATCACAGAGAACCAGACCCGCCGGCTCGCCGTACGCGCCGCCGACGCTGAAATCGCCCTGGTACTTTGTGGGGCCGACCGTGACCGCCGTGTTGGGAATGCGGCCGTTGATCGGCATGACCTTGAAGCTGGCCAGCTCGCCGATGAGGCGACGATTGAAGGTGTTGGGGGTGTCCGGGGAGTACCGCGTGTCGAAGATGGTCGGGTCCTGGTTGAGCACGCGCCGGATGTAGGGCGTGATCATCAGGTACCGGCCGTCTTCCGGAACATCGTCTTCGTCCATCTGCTGACCGATCAGCTCGATGGCCTGCCGGTAGGCGATGGCGCCGTTCGCGGTCACAGGGAACGCAGCGGCGACGGTTGCAGCAACGATCTTGGTGCGGTTGCCGCCGTTGTGAATGTTGAGGCCGTTCTGAGTCACGGCCGCCGCGCGGGCCGCGAGAACCGACAGGCGGAAGAGCCGCTTGTCGTACGCGCGGGCGAGCGAGTAGCCGAGCTTTGTACCCAGACGCTTCAGCACGTCGTAGTGGGCCAGACGCAGGTGCGTCTCCGGAACATCGACGTGGGCCACAACGGGCTTCTCGTCGATGGCGATCGTTCCGGGCTTAACCTCGAACTGCTGACCAAGCAGTTCGTCGCCGGCCGTGTGCTCTTCAGCATCCGGCAGATCGGAGAACATCTCGAACTGACCGCTGGCGCCTTCGGTCAGGTTCTTCTGCGAGATGAGCTTCGGACGGGAGTTGACCTGATCGGGAGTGCCGCCCGGCGTGGTGGTGGGGCTGACATCGAAGAGGACGGTGGCAGTGCGGAACGCTTCCTCCGCGCTGCCATAGAAGACCTTGAGCGCGTTGGCATAGCCAGCGCCAAGGAATTCTTGAGCGTTGCTGTTCATGGCTTGTCTTTCTGTGGATGGTGATGACGTGCGACCACCACCGCGCCGAGCTTGGCTCTCGTGGAGGGCTTACAGGGCGGCTTGTGGACTTCGCTTAGGCCTTCTTGACCTGAGCGCCGTCGGGAGATACGGGTTTGGCCGGCGGGGCAGTGGGGGCCTTCGCGGGCTTGACGGGGGGCGTGATGCTGGGCGGCGCGGAGCGCTGCACGGGCTGGGTTGCTGGCTTGACCGGCGGGGCGGGAGGAACAACGACTTCGGGTTCGTCGTCGGTGTCCTCTTCATCATCCGCGGACTCGGCGTCATCCGGCACGGGTGCCGGCGCTGCCGGTGCGCTCTTGCCAGCGAGCTGGGCGCGCAGTGCGGCGTTCTCGGCTTCGAGCTGAGCGAGCCGCTTGCTGGACTTCTGCTCGGTGAGCGGGACAGTCTGCGAGCCGCCGATGCGAGCCTCGACGTTGACGGTCTTCAGCGCTTCGGCGAGCGCGTTGGTCTCGGAGTCGCCCAGCGCCTTGTGCCAGACCTTGCCCGAGAGCGTGTCAACCAGCTCACACTCGATGTTCTTGCCGTCATGGATGTCGGCACGAGCGGTGAACTTGTACGTGGACTGGAGCTTTTCCAGACGAGCGCCCTGGGCGGGAGTAATGAACAGACCCATGTGAAAACCTTTCTGCTGGCGTCAGACCAGCAAGAGACTGGTGAATGTGCTGTGGGGAGCCCGGGTCTAGACGGGCAGCTTCATGATCTCGGACAGCTCCATGCCGTCCAGAATCTTCTCGGCGTCCTTGTCGCCGTTGACGACCTTCGCCATGAGCGTGCTGTACTCGGCCTTGTTCTTGGGCTTGCCCGTGTTGGGAGCCGGCGTGAAGCCGGGCTTGGAGCTGGACCCCTTGTGGGCCGCCGCGTGCTCGCTGGCGAGCGTCTTGACGATCTCGGGGTACATGCCCGGATCGGTCTTGATCATCTTGTCGAAGCGTTCGAGCCGGGTCTTCTCGATGCCGCCGGTCGTCGCCCAGGACAGAAGGTTCTTGTACTCGTCTTCGCCGCCGGCAATCTTCTTCGCCTCGGTCACGGCCGCGTTCACGGACTCCTGGCGGGTCTGATGCGAGCGCTGAGCCTCGCCCATTTCGAGCTGCATCATCCGGTTGGCGACGGCCTTGGGAATCTTGGCCTTACCCTTCAGGTCGGCGTAGTCGGCGTCGGAGAGTTTGCCGTGTTCCTTGAAGTGCTTGGCGGCCTCGGCCCGACGTTCCGGCGTAAAGCCGGAGTGGAGCATGAGCCCTTCCATGTCCATCGCATCCAGGTCGGGCTCGGTCGGCGTGAGCTTCAGCGCGTCCGCCGCGTCGGTGCCGCTCTTGTCGGCCGGCGGGTTGCCTTCGCCCTTGTTCTCGGTGCCTTTCTTGTCGGTTTCCGACACCCCGTCTTTGCCTTCGCTGAGGTTGGGGAGACCGTCTTTGTTCTCATCGGCCATTGCTTTTATCCTTGCGGTTGTGGTTGAGCGGCGGCCGTCTGAGCCGCTGCTTGGTTCTCTGCGATGGCGCCCATGCTGGACACGACCTGCTGTCCGGCGGCCTCGCGGTTCTTGGCTTGGATTGCTTGATCCAGCACCTTGCGCATCTCTTCGTCAGAGCGGACAAGGCCGGGTTCGTTGATGAGGAAATAGCGGGCCGCAACCTGCATGAGCACGCCTTCGTTGAGGCGAGCAAGGGCTTGCGGGCCCAGCTTGGCAGCGAAGTCGGCGTAGGAAACGATCGCCTGGAAACGGGCCTGGGCCGCGAGCGCCGCGAGTCCGGTCAGGGGAATCGCTCGCACGGCCTTGCCAATCAGGCTGGGCGGGATCGACCGGATGACCCGCTTCCGCTGGCACTCGAAGCGAGCGCGAGCGAAGAGCGGGACTTGCATCGACGTGGCGATGGAGGCGTACACGCCGCCGAGCCCGTTCTGCAACTCCTGGATGGTCGTCGCCGCGATCTCGAAACGCGTGGTCCGCTCGGAGTCGCGGACCGATCCGGTCGAGGACAGGAACGCGCGGCCAAGGGACTCGCGGAGATCATCGCGGGACTGCTTGGTGATCGTGAAGTCAGACACTTTGTCGGCCTTGAACAAGCCGACATGGGCTGGTACGCCATTGACCACTCGCCCGTAGGACACGCGGCCATTCCGCTCCAGCATGTCATCCGGCGTCAAGTCTCCCTCGGGGTCGAGGAAGATGTGGAACCACGAAGCAAGGTCCGCGTGGTCCAGAATCTTGCCGCACAGGTCATCGAGCGAATGGATGTCTCCGAAGTTGAGGTCGCACAGCCCGTCGCCATAGTGGCCGCCGCGGGGAAGCCGGTAGGACGCGACCCACTTCTGAGGCACGCGATCCTCGAAGGTGTTGACGACGCGGTACTGGTTGTCGATCTTGACTTCGCGGGTGGTGACCCACTTCTTGCTGAAGGGGTTCCATTCCTGGCGGTCGTAGACCTCGCAGAGCCGGTCCATGACCGACTTCTTCTCAAGGTCGGCACGGGTCACGCCGGTCTTGGCGAGTTCGTCTTCATCCAGGGCGCCGGGGTCTTGCTGCTCCTTGGTGATGAGCATGAGCAACCGGCCGGTGTCGTCGCGGGTCACGACGTAGTTGTTGAGGGCGTAGTTCTTGAGACGGAAGTTGTCCGTCATCCCCTGGCACACGTCGCCGGCAACCAGAAGCTGCTCGAATGCGTACCGCTCGATGTCGTGGAAGCCAGCGACCAGCTCATTGCCGTCGAAGCCGCCGCCGCCCTCGATCGCCGCCTGGATGGCGATGTCCTGGATGAAGAGCTGATCCTTGATCGCCTGCTTCTTTTCGTCAGGAATCGTTGGATCGCGGTCTAGCTCGGGAGAGAGCTGTTGCGAGACGAACGGCGCGCCCGGCGGAAACGTGGCCTGAAGCAACGTGCCAGCCAGCCCAGCAACGTAGCGGGCACAGTCGGATTGGTTGTTCTCCGGCTTGTCGCCGCCGCCTTTGTACTTCGGGTCCGGCAGAATGGAGCGGATCGACTTGGACGCACAGGCCCTCGCTCTCTCCAGGTGCCACGATCTCGCGTCGTCCAGTTTTGCGAACTGTCCGGCAACGGTCGTAGTCATGGCGGGGTTACTTGTCCTTCAGGGCGAGCTTCAATTCGGTCACGATGGAGTGGCGGCCGGCGTTGAAGGCAAGCTTCAGCGGGTCACGCGCGTCCTCGTAGTTGGTCACGGTGGCGGCCGGGAACTTGGACTCGCATGTCGCCAGCAGCGATTCCAACAGCTCGCGCGGGAAGTCCTTCAGCGGCTTGCGCAGCGGACCCTGCGGATTACTCATGCTGGGACAGCTCCATGTTCCGGAAGAGGAAGATCATCAAAAGCTCGGGCGTAAGCACCCAGAAAGGCACCTTAAAGCCGGCCCCGCGCAGCACGCGGCGGGCGATGCCCATGCAGTCACGACCGGTCCAGACCAAGCGGAGATGGTCCAGGGCGTTGCGGGACGGGCGCAGACCGGTGGTGTCGAAGGCTGGGAGCTTGCCATCGACGGGAAGTCGAATGGCAAGGATGGTCCAGCCTAGCTTGGCGACAATCCGGCGGTAGTTGACCGTGGCGAATAAACCGCCCTTGATCTCAATGAGCGGGTCCACCACGACGTTCACGTCCCCGACAGCGACATGGGTGAAAGCGCCGCACAGCCGAAGCATGCGGCCCTTGAACGTGGTCGGCTTTGATCTGGCGAAGTAGAAGAACAGATTTTTGCGGTCCGGTTCGGTACTCACTTCATCATCGGGGGACTTGGCCGGACTGCCTTAGCTGTCCAGCCCCAGCCAGTCCTGCTGGGCCTTCGCTTGGTGAGCGCACTGACCCCTTGCGGAGGTCAGCGTGTCGGAATCCGACACTGTTGTGCTTCGCCCGGAGCCGCTGCACAGCCCGCGTGTTTGGTTACGGCATCGCGGTTTTCACCCTGCCGCCGAGACTGGACAACGCGCGTTGACGCGAAGGCCCCAGTAGTGTGTCAGTACGCCGGCTGGGGCTGCTCGATGGTTGCTGATCGCAGATCAACAACCGTTCCCGTCACTACGACGCCTGACGGGATTCTGGCTGCGCGGTGCCGGACTGCCGGGGTTCAATCCGGGGCGGCGAGTACCAATCACACCGGGCCTGCGCCAGCCCGGTGCTGCTTGTCTCTTTCTTGCTTAGTTGAAGAAGTACTTGGCGACACGGACCTCGTTCAGGTCAAAGTCGCCGAGCGGAGGCGGATCGGGGATGTGAACGCCCGGATAGAGTGCTCGCCACTGTTCGGCGAGTTCTTGCAAACGCGGAACCGAATGCAGCTCGATGAACATCTCGCGGATGAGCCAGTCCAACCAGGAGACGTGGGCGGCGTGGACGCTGTAGCCGTCGTGGACCGCTCCGAAGTCCACCCCGTTCTCGTAGCACTGGATGCTGACCATGTGCATGTGGGTGGCGTCGAAACTGTGGTTGATGTTGGGCACGATACCCGAGACGTGCCGCTTGACCGACACCGGAACCTGATCGTCCTTCATCACGAGGGACAAGCTCTGAAGGATCGTGTTGATCTGCACCACCTTGTAGGTGCGGTAGTGCTGGACAACCGGGAAGCCGATGGGCGTCGTCCACCGAACCAGATGGCCGGCCTTGGCGATGTTGCCGGCGCACTCGGTCTCCCACGCCATGATGGCGCTGGCGGACTCGCACACGCGGTCGATGGCGGCCAGCGTGAGACGGGCCAAATACATCGCGGCCTTGTGCCGGAGCTTCCAGTCCTTCAGGTGCGGAGCCGTGCCGTTCTTGACCAGCTCGCGCAGCTCTTCCGCGATCTGATTCCTGGCACCGACCAGCGTGACCGAGTAGTTCTTGGTCATGATCGGCCGCTTGAGGATCTTGGGCGTGATGATCCCAGCGACAGCCGCGGCCTCTTCGTGGCTGGAGTGGGTCTTGTCCTGAAGGTGCGTTCCGACTACTTCGCGGACAGCTTCGGTCACGTCCAGGTAGATGCTGGACGGCTTCTCGATGTCCGTCATGCTGACCATGCTTGCCAGCTTGGAATCACGGGACATGGCGGCAAGGTGCTGGAGGGCGTTGCATACGCCGTCACGCTGCACAGGCAGCACGGCAGCCTGTTCGGGATCGAAGATGGCCAAGAGCGCCGCGAGGAACTGGAACGGCTTGTCGATGTCCGGGGCGGCCCATGTCTCGGCCGCCGCGTCAACGATGGTCTCTTCGCTGCCGATCCACTCGCCCGCTCTGGACGACTTGAGCCAGCTATCCACCCATGCGACACGATCCTCGTAGCTGATCTTGTCGCGGCCGGCGCAGTTGGCAGCGTGAACGTAAATCCAGTACATGCCGTTCGTCTCGCCAAGCGGAACCGGCTTGGCAAAGACCAGGAGAGCGCGGGCCAAATCACCGCCGTGGCGGTTGAGGCTCTGGGGCACCGGGTAGGCGCGGCTGCGGAAGTCCAGGATGTGAGGGAAGAACAGCTCGGTGAAGTTCTGGATGCGGTCGATGACCGCGAAGATGGCCTCAACCTCGGCCCGCTTGGACCGAACCGACACGTTTTCGCGGTGGACCGCCGCGGCCTCTGTCTTCCAGGCCTTCTTCAGCTCGTCATTCAGGTCGGCGTAGTTGGCCGGCCGCTCGGGGCGTTCCTTGTCGTCCTGGAGCGGGATGCCGGCCACGCCGCCGCCGCACTCCTGGATCGCGCGAGCTACGTTGTTGACGGAGTTGTTGAGCTTCCAGCCCGGCGCCGAGATGGCCTTGATCGCCAAGTACGTTTGGGTCAGGTCGGCGGCGCGGAGTGCGTCACGCTGGCACTCGCGCATGCGTGAGACCAGGGGCGTCCTGATCTTGGCGTATCCGCCCTCGAGGTCGCCGTTGGGTGAGACCTGCCAAGGGAACGACGGAACGATCATCGGCATGTGCTTGGGCCGCATGAACTGGCGAAGCCCGTGCCCCTCGTCAATCAGGCGGGTCGCTTCCCAGCACATGCGGAACCAGAACCGTTCCTTGTTCTGCGAGATGCGCTTTTCGTGCCGGAACGCCTTCCGGCCGGCTGGCCCGGGAAGCTCGGCGACTTCGAGCACGAAGCCAAGCAGGGCCGCCCCGACATGGGCACATACGCGCCGGTTCCAAAGGGGGTTGGCGAGCGTCTTGTTGGTCCAGTGCGAAACCTTCTTCGGCGTGAGCCGCTTGACGCGGGCGGTCAGCTCATCGAAACTCTCGCGGTTCTCTTCCTTGAGCATGTCGAGCTGAGCCTGGGCGATGATCGCCAGCCCGATCGCGTACGCCAGCTCGGAGACCATCACGCCGTTGGACGACTGCATACAGCGGCCGATGATGACGTGAAGGGCGCAGACCGCGATCTTGACGGGATCGACCGAGCAAAGTACCGGGCCGTAGACGGCGCGGCCGGTGCTGTACTCGCCGTTGGCGGTTTTGCGTTGCTCCTGGCGGATGACTTCGGCCAGCGGTTCCACCCAGTAAATCAAGAGCCGTTCGGCCGGCTTGAGCTGTGCGCCCTCGCCGCGGTCCACCGCCTCCTTGACGGCGCGGTGATAGAGCCGGATGCCTTCCTCGATCGCTTCCGTTTCGAGCGCGATCTGTTGACCCAGCATGGTGCCGTCGAGAGTCGAGGGCGAGCCGGCGGCGTCCAGGCCGCCGCGTAGCGCGAAAGTCGTCATGTCTTTCGTCCTTCAGTTGGCTTTCGTGAGGCTTTCGATGAGGGCTTCGGGTGTGCGGCGGGGGAAGGAGTCGTCCCATTTGGCGACGAAGGCTTTGACAGCCGCAATGCCAGCGAAGGAAACTCCGTCGCCCGTCATTGCGAGAGTGATCTGGCGACGGCTCGTGTCCACCTCCAGCTCCAGCGCGGCCTGGAAAGATTCGCGGTTGCGAATCTGCGCGGCCACACATCGTGCAAGGGCGGGTGCGAATTCTTTGTCGTCTGATTGGAGCGCTGCAAGCATGACCTGAAGGCGCGTTGGCTTGGATGCGGCGGTGCCGACGATGGGAACAGGATCGTCCACGAGACCTCCTTACTTGGGCGACTTGACGCCTTCTTTGGCGACGGTGCGGACCCAGTCCAGCAGCTCATCCAGTAGGTACACCATGTTGCGACCGACCAGCCGGGCCGGCAGCCCGAACTCGCGGCGGTAATACTCCAGCGTCTTTTCCGGGTTCTTCACGCCGGACTTGTCGATGCGCAGGAGGACGACAGCCTCTTCAGCGCTGAGAATGGGCGGCGCCGGGCGCGGCGGGACAGTGGGGAGCCAATGCGTGACCTGGGCTGTTGCTTCCGTGGGCATCTGAGCTGTCCTTGCTTTTGATGGTGAGTCGGACGCCGCTGGTGAACGGCGCGACCTGCTCGGTGGTGATTGGCTCGTGCGTGATGCGGTTGTCGTCCACGAGGACTTCAGCCGCGACAAGTCCGTCGAATGCGTACTTGAGGGAAGCGAGTAGGTTGTCGGGGTCCCGGCGCGGGGCTTTCTTGTCGAACCGGAAATGAGCTTGAATGGAAACGGCGTGGAGCTTGGAGCGGCGGTTGTGGTCGGCGGCGCGGGCGCTGATGGCAACGCTCTGCTTGAACGCCTGGGCCGCGTTGTGCTTGGTCCGCCAATGGGGCCGGCTGTTTGGATGAAGGGCCGGCGGCGGGAGCGGGATGTCCACGATGATCGTCATGGGACACCAGCCTTTTCCCGCCGGCGGGGACTGGTGTTGGCGAGTACCGATTCGATCAGCTCGCGGGTCGCGCCGTTCTGTCGCCATTTCCGCAGGTCTTTGACCTGCATGGGGCGGATTACGTGGACGGTGGGGCAGATGGGCACGAGAATGGACGACAGCCGGTTACTGCTCTTTACGCCATCGTCATCGCCGTCCCGGATGATGACGGTTTTGCGGCCCTTCACGTAATGAGCGATGACCTCGTGGGCCACGAGCGCCGCCGGCAGGCCGAAGGCCGGGAGCTCCAGGTCGATCGCCGCGGCGAGATCGGTGGGGCCTTCAACGACAAAGCATCGACCGCGTTCGTTCTGGCCGGCCGGCGCATGTGGTCCGGTCGGGATGAAGACGGCGTTGGTCGAGCCGTCGATGGCGAACTTGTACCCCGAACGACGACGGACACGAAGACCAACAATCTTCCGGTGAAGGCTGTACATCGGGAACGTGGCCGCGCCATACTCGCTGCACCAGCCGATCCCAACCGCTCGGAGAGAATCCGGATGTACACCAAGGGCTCGTGCCTCGGCGCGGATGTGCATGGGCGTGATCTCTGCCCGCATCTGCTCGTGCATAGCCGTGAAGTCGATGACCGGTCGCGGCTTCATCCGCACGGACGACGGGAGCGGCGCGTGCTGGCCGTCGATCTTGTAGAACGATTTGAGCCCGTGTTCGGCCGAGTGACCGCACCACACCAGCCCGCGCGGCTGATCGATGACGCAATAGCCCTCTCGCCGGGTTGTCGGTTTCCGACAGATCGGGCAGGGATTCCGGTTGGTGCAAGACATACCCTGGAACCAGACCTCGCCGGTCTGCTGGTTGACGCACTCGAAGCGGTATCCGCTCACTTTGGACCGCCTTTCCGGGCGGCTTCGGCGGCCTCGCGTGCGGTCATGATCGAACCAGCATCGACCCACAGTTCCGACTCGGCATGTGCCGGGTTGGTCCGGCCCATTTCGTCCACCGGAACGACGGCGATGTTGTTCTGGCCCGGGCAATAGAGCATCCGCACGCGGACGTATCCGAGCTGGCCGGGTCTGCCCTTCGGCATGGGCGCGGATGGATAGTGCGTCTTGGTCACGCAACCTCCTGGACCACAGCGCGGCGGGGCTGCTTCTTCACGGTCTTGGTGGCGTCGATGAGCGTGCTCGCTTCCTCGAACGTGAGGCCGGGCGTGGTCGGGATGTTGTGGCGGCGCAGCCACTGAGCTTGCTTGACGGTGCAAAGGCCGGCCCGGCGCCGCTCGATGCAGGTGGCGATAAGGCGCGTGGCTTCGCGTCGGGTGGGTCGCTGGTCCAGCTCGACGCCGAACATGGCGAGCGTTTCGAGCTGCTTGGCACTGGCCGGCTCGGAACGTTCCCGCTGGATGGCGGTGTCCGTGGTCACGTCGAGCACATCGAAAGGGTCCACCGAAACAAGGCTGAAAGTCACATCCGCGACGATGCCTTTGCGGCGGTCCTGGTCGCGCTCGCGTTCCACCCGAGCCTCTTCCGCCCGCTCCTTGGCGATGCGAATGGCGTCGTCCACGGCCATCGGGCCGCGCTCTTCGATCACGCGCTTGCTGGCCTCGATGATGTCCGGCGGTTCCTTGCCGCCCAAGATGTCCGCGGCCGAGATGAGTTTGTGCTTGCCGGCGTTGCCCACGAAGTCCAGCACGCGGCACAGAGGCTTGGAGGAATGGGCGATAGCAGCTCGCCGGGCATCGGCGGTCGGAATCCCGTCGATCAAGCCCGGAAGCGTCCTGGTGCCTCTGCCGACCATCTGCGCGTACAGGGCGCGGCTCTTCGTCGGCCGGGCCATTGCGACCATTTCGATGTCGGGACAGTCGTAACCTTCGGTCAGCACGCCGACGTTCACGAGGTACTGAATCTTGCCGGCGGCAAAGTCTTTGAGCATCAGCCGGCGCTGATCCTTCGGTGTGCGGTCCGAGATGATCGCCGCCGACATGGGCTGGTACCGATTGATCAACTCGCAGAGCTTGTCCGAGACCCGGAAAGACTCGCCTTCCTGTCCGGACTTGAAGCCGGGCGGCGCGAACACGATCGTCTTCCGCCACTCCGCAAACTCCACGATGCCCTTGGCGATGGGATGCAAGACCTTCTCCGAGTCCATGATGTCGCACAGCTCGCGGGCCGAGAAGTCGCCCTTTGCGGCTTGGGCCTTGGAAAAGTCCAGGTCGATCACGCGTGGCCGAGCCTGCTCGATGGGACAGAGCCAGCCGTCCTTGATCGCCTGATTCAGCTCGTAGACGTAAGCGTGGCTCTCAAAGACGCACCCGAGACCGACTTCATCGGAGCGGTCTGGGGTGGCGGTCACGCCGACAATCAGGATGTCCGGGTTCTTGGCCCGCATGTGGGCGATGAACGCGCGCCAGCTCGGGCTGGTGTAGTGGTGGGCTTCGTCCAGGATGACGACGGAGAACTCGTTGGGGTCGAAGCGGTGCCCGCGCCGCGTGAGTGTCTGGATGGATGCAACGATCACCTTGGCGCGCCGCAACAGAGAACCGTCTGCTCGCTGCTCAGCCATCTCGATTTCGGTGGTGAGCCCGGCGTCGTCAAGCTTGGAGGCCGCCTGCCGGACGAGTTCTTCGCGGTGAGCGATGACCAGGGCACGCTTGCCGTAGCGGGCCAGGGCGCGTCCAACGATCTCGCAGAACGTGACTGTCTTGCCCGTGCCGGTGGGCTTGACAAGCAACGTGGAGCGGATGCCGCGATCCCACTCAGCAAACACGGAGTCTGCTGCTTCGACTTGGTATGGGCGCAGTTTCATGGTGGAAAACACCAGCACGGCGGTTTCCCGCCGCGCCAGTGGTGGTGTAGAACGGTCAGGTCGCGGACTCGACGGTCTCTTCGACGGCAGGGGGCGGCGCGTCATCAACCTGCGCCGGCTTCGCGGTCTTGGGCTTGCGGGACTTCGCGGGAGCGGCCTCGGTCGGTGCGGCCTCGACCGGAGCGGGCGGCTCTTCGCCGGCGGGCGCAGGCTCGCCTTCGGGCTCCGAAGCGGGAGCCTCTTCGCTGGCCTGGACCGGCGCGGCCAGTTGCAGGTGCTTGGACTTGACCGCGTCGTCCAGCCGCTCGAAGACAGCCTTCGTGGTCCAGTTGCGGCCCTTGCAGCACCGGCAGGACACGTCGCACTTGGGGCCGAACGGGCAGATGGTGTAGGGCCGGGCGAACTTGATCTTGTCCTGGATGCCCTTCACGTCGAACGTGAACGTCTGGATGTCCAGCTCGGCGCCGGCGTCGGTCTGGGAAATGGCGGTCGCGTCGGCGACGATCTGCTGGAGCCAGTTGTCGATCTCGTCGAAGCGGGGGCCTTCCTGGAAGATCACAGCCAAGTCCAGGTCGTTGATCGGGATGCGCAGCTCGTCGTGGTCGATCGCCGCACGCGGCGCGGTGCCGCCAGCAACCGAGGAAACATCGCTGGGCTCTTCGGCCTGGGGCTCTGGCTTCTTCTTGCCGGACAGCTCGCCCCGGATTTCGCTCACGGTGGAGTTGTGGACGCCGACATGGGCCGCGATCTGGCGGTCGCTGCGCTTCCGCTTGAGCTGCTTGTCCAGGTTGATCGCCATCAAGACGGCACGGCGCTTGTCAGCGTTCGTGCGGCGCAGGCCGTGGTCCTGATTGGCGCTGGTCGCGGCGTCGATCGCGTCGGCGAGCGTGCCGTCGCGGGAGAGAACGTGGATGGTCTTGACCTTGGGGATGGAGTTGATCGCTTCGAGACGATGGAAGCCATCGACGACGGCGTACTTTCCGGCATTGTCGGTGTCGGTCAGCTTGATCACGCGGATCTGCGGCATTTCCTTGCCGGCGCGGAGGACTTCGATGTAGTCCTCGACGGTCTCTTCGTCCAGGTGCATGCGCGCTTGCAGCTCTTGCAGGACAAGGATGTCCTTCGGATTGACCTCAACAGTCTCCGGGGGTGCGGGTTGGGAAGTAACGGCAGGGGGAGAGTTTGTCATAAGCCGCCCCCTGGCCTTTCGGTTCGGAGACAGATTCCGCGGGGCGCACCGCGGGAAACTTCGGCGGCGCATCACTGCGCGACCGAAGGAGAGAAGGGGGATCAGAACGGGAGGTCAGCGGCTTCGGCGACGTTCTTCCAGTCGTCGGCCGTGAAGGAACCTTCGGGCTTGTTGAAGCCCTTGACGGTGTCCTTCCACTGCTGAGTGATTTCGGGGATGGTCTTACCCTGGGTCTCGTAGCTGGACTTGAAGTACGCCCACGCCGTTTTCTTGTCGTTCACGCCGGCGAGCGGATCGGTGTCGGCCGGAACGTCATCCGGGGGCGGAGCGTCGTCGGCCGGGGCGGGCTTCGCGGCGGTTCGCTGGGCGGCCGGCTTGGCGGTCTCGGCACGCGGCGCTCGTACCCGAATGGCAGCAACCTTCTTGCCCTTGAACTTCACGTTCTCGTCAACCCACAGCTCGATCTTGTGACCGATCCAGTTGTCGTCGTCTTCCTCGCCGGTGATCTCGATGATGGAGTCGAAGTTGGTGACGTTCAGCCCGAGTTCGCGGTCGTCTTCCTCGAAGGAACAGATGCGCTGTTCGGTGCCGTCTTCGAAGTTGCCGGTCCGCAAGCCGGCGATGGTGACCTGGAGCGTGCCGTACTTGCCGCTCGGAAGCTTGAGTGCTTCGGCCTTGAGGAAACTGCCCGCGTAAATATCGCCCTTCTTCATGGGTTCTGGCTCCGAGGTTTGAGGAATGTGGTGTTGAGCTTTTGCAGGCCCTTCTTGGGCTTGCCCGTTTTCAGGTCGGGGACGGCTTCCGTCTTGAAGAGCGGGGTCTCGGCCCCAAGCGCCGCCTTGGCGGCTCCGGGCTTGATCGCATCGCTAGCGAGGAAGCCGGCGAAGGTGCCGAGATCGCCGGCGGCGTGGGCCAACAAGGCATCCAGCGTTGCAACGATGTCAGTGCATTCCGTCTTCTTCTCGGTGCCGACGTAGTACCGGATGTCTCCGACAACGATGTCGCCGTGCTGGTTGATCACCAGGATGGCAGCCTCTTCGGCCAGCTTGTTCAGCTCGCGTGCGACCTGCTTGAGCCGATCGCAGTGGTTGAGAAGCGTGACGATCTTCTCGGGGGCATCAGACGCCAGCTGCGCTTCGGGGCTGTCTAACTCCGCGAGCAAGTCCTGCGTCGTCTTGATGAGGTCCATTTCCATTGGTGTCTCGTGACTCGCGGGGCCAGACGGTGGTGGAAGTGCCTTGACCGAGCAGAACGGCGGGGCCGGGGTGTCGGAATCCGACAGCTCTAAGCCGCCGCGTCAGTTGATGGTTCGCCCTGTTCAGTTTTGCATTGATACTTGACAGCGCGTTTTTCACCCGCCGCCAAGATCGCCAGCTGCTGGTCATGTTCACTGAGACCCTCCCAAACATTGAGAAGAACGTGTACGAGATCGGTCTGTGAAATCAGGCGGCGGGCCGCGAACTGCTGGACACGGATTCCGTCTTCCGTGCGGCACCGCGCCATTGATCCGTTCTGCTTTTGCCGCTTGGTCATGTTTGTATAGTTACAGTAACAGGGCGTCCTGTCAAGTGGGAAAGCTGATTTTTTGGGACGTTACGGCGTGTATACATTTGTATACAGAATCGCTGTAACTCATTGACAGGGATGGTGTTGCCGTGTACGGTTGTGGAGCCCAGTAAAACCCACTGAGAAAAAAATATGGATTTTCCGATTGGACCGGGGATCAAAAAGGCAAGGGAGCTGTACCGCGAGGGGGCTGGAATTACCCTGCGCGACTTGGCCGACAAGCTTGCTCACAAACTTGGAAAGCCTGTGTCACATGCTGTTGTGCATGGCTACGAGAACGATCGAATTCGGGTGAAGCCGATTGTCCTTCGGGCACTGGCAGATGTGCTGGAAACGACAGTGCCTGAAATGGAGGCGATGGCCAAAGCGCATGCCACTGGCACGGCTCCTGTTGGTCAGCGTCCTTACCCCAACCCTGTTCGGAAGTCGATTCTGCGCGAGCGCCATTTGTCGCAACTCCTTGTTCGTGCTCATCCATTGCTGTCAACCTTCTCTCGCTGTTCACCGGCGGGTTTCAGGTTCGCTACCCGGTTGAAATCCGAAAACTCTTGCTCCGTGAATGGCCGTTGCCCCTGCTCGACCGCGCTTAGGTCGGTCATGGTGAGGCCCATCAGTTCCGCGCACCGCCTGAGCGTCAGGCCAGCGCCGACGCGCCGACCGCGAATCGTGAGCCCGAGCATCCGGCCTCCGGGATACTTCTCTGGCTCGGGGTTGTGGGGCGTGGTGACGATCATGGAGGCAGGTATAGATCAGGGCATAAACGGAGTCGCTTTCAGGAATCCCGCACATACTCCCGCGCCTTCTCTGCCGCCTTCGCCTCGCAGGCGTTGCAGATACGGATGCCTGTGGCCTCGTGTAGCGTCTCAGGCTCTGGGGATGGGCACCCGCAGTCGTCGCACACAGGGCCAGTCGTCGGCTCATCCTGGGCGATGTTGACGCAGTTGCAGAACCGCCCGAGTAGTTCGATTGCGGGCATCACGAGGTCACGCACGTACATCTGGCGCGTGGTGTCGTTCGCTCCTGGTCCGGGGTAGGCGTTGATGGAAGTACGGAGTAGGCGAATCTTGAGAATCACCTCTTTTTCCAGCCCTTTCCAGTCAATATCAGAGCCGTTCGACACGCCGTGGCCGTGCCGGTGGTGGAAGTCTGGGATGTTCTCCATCGCCTCAAGCCCGCGCTCGTAGACCACATCAGCGAGCCGGCGGGCCTGCCCACAGTGGTTGGAGTCCTTGCCGTAGCTGGCGTATCCGATCTGGCCCTGCTCGGTGGTGAACAGGAGCACGATGCGATCAATGAACCGACCCGCCTTCGTGAGCGCCTTGGCGGCGTCACGGGCGACCTGTACCTCTGGTGTTGGGTTCCATGCCATTATGCAGCCTCCAGTGTCTTTGTGGCCTGTACCGGGTCCACCGCGTGGCCCCATTGCAACTCGCCCTTCTTGGCGACCCCGAGCAGCCCCGTCTTGAGCATGGCTTTGACCGTTCCCTGATGCACCGTTCCGGCGCGATCCCGCCATGCGCCGAGAGTGGGGGACTTGCCGACGTTGGCCGCCCCGGGCTTGGCGATGTGCATGGCCTCCAGCTCGCGGCACCGGCGCCGAGCCTCGGCCTCGCTGATCCGCCCCAGGCTCTTGACCTTCCGCTTTCCGGACAGGTCGTGCCAGATCGCTTGGTAATACGGGCCGTTCTTGGCAAAACGCACGCCAGTGGATCGGCTCATCCCACACGCTTCCTTTCTGGTTCCTCTTCGAGCCGGGCAAGTTCGTTCTCGATGGCCTGATGCACGGCATCGGGCATGGTCCAGCGGGCTCCGTGATGCTTGCGACAGAGCGCGTCTGTCAGTCGCTTTGCCAGTTCGAGCGTCTTCCGTTCCTTGCGGATGGAGAGAACGTCGTACCTGGAGTTTCGTGTGCCTTTTCCCATTGATTCACCTATGCTTTTGCAGGTCCATTTGGGACCCCTTCTCCCGGGAACCTCTTGTCGGAGACCCCGGGGGTTTTCATTGCGGCGTGGCGTCGGACGTCTCCATTCGCTCCAGCTCGCGCTGGTGTCGGATGATGAGAAGCCGCAACAGACTGGTGACAACCAGTCGCGGCGCATTGACCAACATTCGTTGATCGCCTGACGCTTTGGCCTTCTTGATCTGCGCGCCGGCCGTTCCAACCAGGGACTTGTACTGCGAGTAGAAGGTCAGGATGACTTGTTCGTCGCCGCCAAGAAGTTCCTCCACGGACTGAGCCTCGTGCTGGTCCAGCTCGGCAGAGAGCTTGGCGATGCGGGTTTCGATTTCTTTCTTGGTGCTCATCTTGTCCTCGGTGTTTGGTCGTCAGTGATCGGATTCGCCGCGGCTTCCACGAGCACGTCCGCAAGCTGTGTGGCACGAGTCCATCCGCCCAGCGTGCCCTCGAACAGGATCAGATCCCACTTGCCGCCCTCCTTGCGGCACACGCTCTCGGCCCACTGCTCAAGCGGCGCGTCCAGCGCGTAGCCGAGCGGCGGGCGTTCGACCTGGAGGATGCGGGTTCCCTTCGCCTGCGGATCGTCGTAGATTGCACGCGACGGTTCGGCCCGCTTGTTGAGCGTGTTCTGCATGCTCTCCCAGAAGCCCAGGATGCCCCGAGACGCGTGCTCAAAGCGGGGCCAGCCTTCGCCGTAGATGCGAATGCCTCGCCTCTGGAGCCGTGCAATGCGGTTCCAGTGGGCTTCCGTCATGGCCTCTTGCTGGGGCTTGGCGGCGGTGCAACCGAACAAGGCATCGCCGACCAGGAGCGGACCGCCCCCGCGCGTGCCGAATGCGGACTGGAGGAAGTCGGCGACTCGCTCTTCCCGCTTCAGCTCGGCGGCGTCCGGCGTGGATGACGCCTCTTCCAGCCAGGGCGTGCCCAAGTACCCGCCGATGTCAGACCATCCCGGCATGGCGCCGATCTGCGCCTGCACCCAGAGCGACCACAGGTCATAGTCGATGTCGGTCAGGCCGCGCCAGTCCAGGTGCCGAACGGGGTTCCCGTTTGCGTCCTCGACGATGCACTCGCGGTAGCCAAGCGGCATCCACCAAATCAGCGGGCAGTGAAGCCGCTCGAAACGCTGGAGACACCGGGCGTAAAGGTCCAGCAGTCGGCCACGGATGAACTCCATGCGGAGTCCGGTTCGCGGATCACAGACCCCGCCAGCGTTGGTCATGGCGACGTAGATTCCGATGCGTGCCATTTGAAACCCCTTCATGGTTCCGGGTGTCGGCCCGGTGTAAGCCCCCGCCTCGGCTTTCGCTCTGGCGGGAGTTGATCAGTCGGCGGCCCGACGTTCCTGCTCAAGCTCGCGGTCGTACTCACGCTGGTAGCCGATGCCGTAGGTGCCTTCGGTCAAGCCGACATGGCCGTGCGTCGGGTGCATGATGTCCACCGGCTTGGTCACCTCCACGCACGGGCCGTCCAGGTTGTTCTCCTGGCCGTGGTTCGCGGAGCGGTGAAGCGTCACACCCTCCAGCGAGGACAGGCAGTGCTTGGCACCCTCGGTGTTGCCCGGAACCAACTGCCGGTCCGCATCCGTCGGCTTCTCGACCCGCGTATAGCCCGTCGGAACGGACTCGATCTTGGTGATGTACAGATCGCCCTGGCGGATCATGTCGCCGGGCGTGTTGGCGCTGTTGAAGCCCACACGCTGGCCGGGCTTGATCCGTTCCAAGCCCTGCTTGGTGCGCTCGGTGTGGGCCTTCATGTCGCCGATGATGGTCGCAGTCTGCATGATGAAACTCCTTCAGGTGGCGGCGACAAGCCGCCCCTTTGCGTGATTGCCAGCGAGCCAAGCCTGAGCCTGCTCGCACGTTTGGATGGAGGGAGGAACCGGCAGCCCGAACATGCGGGCGGTCGGGCAGGTGACCACGAGGACACGCTGCTGCTTGCCGTCTCGCTCGAAGCCGAACAAGGCCTCGTGCGTGTTGGAGATTTCGTTCTTGGTGCGGTCCAGAGCCTTCGCGTCGATCTCGCGGACGTAGCGGTGCCAGCCGAATCGACGCATTCGAATGGAGCGGATATCGCCGTTCTCTTCGCCGTCGATTTGCTGGACGGTCTGCGTCTCGGGACGCATGACGATCTGCTCGTCAACCTGGATGCCGTCGATGTACCACAGCTTCCATCCGTCGCGCCATGCGTGCGACGGGCCGTCGTCGCAGTGAGGACGACCTTCTTTGGTTCGCTTGAGAACCGAAGGCCGGTCACTGACGATGCAGAATTCGGGGCGCATGAAGCGCCACGAAGAATGGATCGCGGCGAGTTCGTAGTGGCGGTACGCCTCATGTGAGTCGTGCTGCCAACCAACGATGTCACGCACGAAGCTGAGGAAGCCAACGTAATCGGCCCAGTGGTTGCCGCCGTCCGCCATGTCGGTGGCGTTGCGGATGCAGTTGAGAACAAAGTCGGATCGGCCGACTACGGCACAGGCGGCGTCGATCATCTCGCGAGCAAGATCGGGAGCGCCGTCCCCGGTCGCGGCCCAGGTCGCGGCCCAGGTCGCGGCCCCGGTCGCGTCCCTGGTCGCGGCCCCGGTCGCGGCCCCGGTC